TGCGCGAACCCGACTTGATGATTGTCATGACAGGTGGCAGCATGGCTTACACACGTCCAGACGGAGTCAAAGTAATACCGCTTGCTTGTTTGAAAGATTAAAAAAGACATGTCATGAATGATATCAGTAAGGACAAGGATTATCAGGAATTCTTTGCAGGAATAAAAGAATTGGCAAAGGGACTTATGCAAATTCGTGAGAGAGCAGCCATAGAGTATGCTCCCATTGTGGAGGAGTTCTGTGCGAGGAAACACGCAACTGCAAATGAAGTAGGCCAGATGCTTGACTATCTGTTTGAGTTTGCCGACGACGAACGCATATTGCTTATGTACAAGAAAGTTTGCCGAAGATTCGTCTATGATTATCCCGAAACCATAAGTTATTACATCATGGAGTACAGAAAAGAATATGACCGTAAAAGTCTTATCGGTACCGAATATGAATATCTGCTTCATGAGGATGATGAATTGTTTGACAAAGAACATAAAACAAAATAGAATATGGGAACAGCATTACTTGCACTCTGCTTCTGCGCGTTGTCGCTCGTCCTTGCCTTGTTTGTGGGCATATCGCCAATAAGCGATAAGGCGAAAGTAAGGTTTATGTATGTCGGTGCTGCGCTGTCGTTGATGGCAGTACCAATGATGAGCCATTATATTGCAGGGCTGAACGATATTGTGGACGAGCTGCGCTATCAAGCCGTGCTTGTTTTCATAGTCGTTGTGTGTTGCTATTGCTTCGTCATGGCAAATATGGTGAAGTACAATGTCTTGAAAAAAAAGGTGGCGGTGCTTGAGGACACGGTAGAGAAGCTGGAGCAAGAACGTGCGGCAGCAATGTCGCAAGCCGTGGATGAAGAGCAGCAGCATAAAGTACAAGAAGCACTCGACAGGTTTGCAGCGAAGATGAGCGTGTTCAGCAAAGAAGAACAAGAGGCCATAAACGCCTGTGCCATTGCCTTTGCCGAGCGCGACCTGGTAGTAATACCCAAAGTCAGCATAGCCGTTAATGCCAAATGCAGCCAAGCCGACCTCATGACTTATACCAGTTCCACATTCTTCAAGATTGGCAAGAAGCGTAAGAATATCGCTCAGTTTCTCAGCATTGTATTCGAAGCTTACTTCCCTGGTGGCGAGGGATTTGTGTATAAGAAGATGCCAGGAGCGAAAGACAATGTAAAATAACCTGTCTGTTGAAATATGCAAAAACGGTTGAGTATTAAAGTTCTCAACCGTTTCCGTAAATATTTTATTTTAATACAGTGCGAATAACACTCGCTATTTCATTTAGGCCATTTACTATATCATCAAAAGGTGTTCCATAATACCAAATCAGATATTTATAGTGCTTATAATCTTCAGAATTATTAATCTGACTATTATATAACTCCTTAAGCTCCTTATCCGCTTCTTTATCTTTCCAGTTAAAAGACACCTCACCTTTCTTATTTAATGGAAATCCTTGTTCTTTTAAATGCTTTTGATATGAATCAATGCATATTTTATCTTCAGAAACCGAACGATGGCTCAATTCGTTTCGAACTTTTCTCAGATTTTCGCAAATTTCACGCAAATTCCTATTAATTTTATGCTCATTATTAAATGCCCATAATTTAGTGCTATATGATATAGCTCCGAGTGATTTCGCATTCTCAACGCCTATAGCTGTTGGATTATAATATTTTATTTGTTCCTTTATAGAATTTAAGTCAGATTTATTAGCAATGTCATAATAATAATTCAAAAGCATTTCTATCTGAAAATGAGCATATCTACAAAACTCAGCAAAGTCTATTTCATGATATCTTGTTCCATACCGGAATCGCATCATTTCACGATTGTCAGAAATGAGTTGTGCTTTTACATCTGGAAGTTTAATAAAAGAATAATCAACATTTGATGTCTTCGTATCAACATAAAAATCAAGTCCTAAATACTTTTCAATCCGTACAATCCGTTCTTCATCATATACAGATTTTGCGGAGGAAGTTATTTCTAACCTCTTCCGCAATTCTGCGTCAAACTCAGGATTTTGTTTACTCAGTTGTACTATTTTATCTATTGTTGATTTCAGTTTCTCGTCCATAAGCACTAATTTAATAGTTTGTCCAAATCATCATTCAATTCATCTATGTCAACAGGTTGAGCAGGTGGTACAGTAACCTTGTCTGTGCGATGAACGAGCCAGAATGGTTTTCCGTTTGCATCTCGGCAATTGGATATTGACAACAACTCCTTTCGGTCTTCATCTTCTTTTTTCAATGACTTGTTCACTGATGCCTTTTGCATTCTTCCACCTAATTTAAAGGATGCATAGCGATGAGGAATGAAATTTTCAGAAACACTTTTTTGTGTATCTTCTGTTTATAGGGCACAAAACGAAGCGTATATAAGAGAATGAAGATAAAAATGATGTAAAAGAATGAATGACAGAGAGTTATAGGATAATGAAGAAACAGAGGGTGCAAAACGAAACGTTTACATAGGTTGAATTTAGGTTGAATAATTTGCAGTGTTGATAGATGAAAGATAGGCAGATGGTTTACATTTGGTTGCAGATGGTTTACACCTGACGAATTTAGACTAATTGAGAAGATATGAAATAGGTGTGAGGACTTCTATAATGAGTGAATAGAAATTCAGTGATTGAGGTTTGGAGTGGCTATACAGCTGCTCCTTTTTTTATGCCTTTTATGAAATATTAAAATGCGAAACTATTCCATATAGTAATTATTTGGTATATTTGCATTCGAATTATTAATTAGCTGTATGTGATTAATTGATATGATGCATGCGGATATGATACTTGATTAGATAATAAGATAATATGGCAAAAGTGATACACGTTCATCTGTTGGTGGGCAAGCATAAGGGATTGAAAGACTTCTATTTTAGCTCTATATCGGCAGTCTATACTGTATTGAGCTCAGAGGAGGTTGGTGCGACCAAAGGTTACCTGCTCCATGCTGGGCTTAGCGGGAACGGTACCGTGATAACGAAACGTGCTGTTATTAAGCAATCTACGCTCATTTCAGGCTGTCGGAAGGATAGTAGGCTGGATGAGGAAGAATAAGGGCTTAGAACGACGTTTTAATGGTGTTTTTGCAGTATTAGGATGGTAATATAGCCAGGTGTGAGCTTGGGGTAAATAACACCTATTAGGGGAGCTTTTTGCTCCCCTTTTTTATGCTTATAATGGTCGATTTTTAGAGGTGGGGTTACAACTGGGGTTACAAACTGGGGTTACATTTTTGAAAAAGTGGGGTTACAAAAGTGGGTAAAACACATGCAAGTAGCTTGGGGTGGAAAACTACCACTTTGAATAGTTATTATAGAGGAAACATACCCTTTTTGAACATTTAATTTTTGCATTTACACCTTATTATATATAATATATAGGGATTTTTTGCCTATATTATGGGTTTCAGGGGGGAGGGGGAACACTTAGGGGTACTTTTGAGGGGGATATTAGCGATGGCGTAGAAACGCCAACGCACAAGGAGGCTACTCCAGACGAATGATACCTCTGACGAGTGCGATAGCATGGAGCTGCGACTTGTCGAGTTCGAATGGAGGGTAATTCTCGTTGTCAGAAACAATAAGGATACTATTATTGTTTTGACTTGGTAAGACTCGTTTGATGAGTGGTCCTTGATCTGTGTCGAGGACATAGGTTTTATTCCATTGGAAGAAGATATCGCTCATGGATATCTTTTGGCATGCAACGAGATCGCCAGAATAGTATGTAGGCTGCATAGAGTCGCCTTTGACTCTGATAAGGAAGTCGGCACCTTTGAAGTCGGGTATGATATAGTGCTCACATTCGTACTCCATCACGGATATATCGGATGTGAATGCGCCTGCCATTGCACTGGCAGGTATGAGTGGTATTCCTTCAGTGCATCCTTCTGGTAATTTATGGATAAGAGAAGAATAATCGCAGTTTTTCTCTATATGTCTCTGAATTTCTTCATTTTTCTCTACTCCTATTCCCTTTTTCTCGTCACAAGACGTATCGTTGACACTTGGAATGCTCGCTTTGAGCATCTCTCCTTCTCCTGTTAGGAGCCATTCTGCATTAAGATCAGGATATGAATATAGAATCTTTTCAATATTAACAGAATTCATACCCTTTCCATTTTTCTTCAATTTGCCGAGTAAACCAACTGATAATCCTGCTGCGATAGTCATTTGATTATCGTTGATGCCCTTTAATTCCATATAATATTGAAGCCTTTCTATAAAATTATTACTCATATATTGAATTTCTTCATTAAAAGTTTGGTGATTTTGAATATATTCTATATCTTTGCACATGTTTAAGATAAACACCGCGCCAAATATACTTAAAAAGCGTGAGCTGGGCAAATTTATGAACTTAAAAAACAATAACGATGGAAAATGTAGAATTAGCCTTTAATGGCCTTGGCAGGACAAAGAAAGTGGAGTTTATCTCCAAGAATATCGAGCTTGCTTCGTCAAGAGCAGTTGCAGACTATGTGAAGGGATACCTCTTCGACGTGCTCATGGATGTGGGCGATGATGAGTATATAGCGACTTACCTTCGAAACAAGGGTTATAATGTAGAGAAGATATAGGGTGTGAATCTTATTGATAAGGAGGATGAATTAGTGGCGCAGCGGCAAATATGCCGCTGAAATGAAAAAAGAATGTTTAGGCAGACAAAATTATTAAGTATTAGGTAGGATTGTTAAGTTCAAAAGGGTGATTGGGTATTAGGTTTGTCAAGGTAGAAGATTGATGGATAACACAGCGAGCCGGGCAACGCTCCCGGCAATTTGGAGGTAGCTGGAATGCTGTTGGCAGGAGTGATGAGCGAAAGGAACTAAAGGCCTCGGATAAGCTCTCTACACGATAACTGCATAGCAATGCTCGAGAAGAATGGCGGTTCGATTCCGCTTGCCTCCACAAAGTAAAAAAAGTAATGTTATAATATTGTTAGAATATGAAAAGAGCAATAGACGTAAGCACGAAGGTACGCGAAGGAATCCGCAAGACCTTCAAGGTGTCGGACCAAGCCATTTGGCTTGCTCTCACCTATGACCCAAAGCGAGGTATGAGCGACAAGGCAAAGCGCATTCGTCAATACGCCAAGATTAACGGTGGTGTAGAGATTGTGGTAGCCGAGAAGGATGACACCTTGCTTTTCGACCACGAGGGAAGCTTCAGGCAATATTTCGCCAACGGAGCAGCGCTGCTGTTCGACAAGAAGACTGGTGGTGCCACCGTCTACTACAGAGGTAAGAAAATGGTATCTGTGGATAACGTCTTGGTTAGCGAGATGTCAACCTTGCAGCATGTTGCCTCGGTGTGGAATGATGGCGTAGAAACGCCAACACACGAGGATATGGATGGCATACGCGAACTCTGGGTGCGTAATTTTAATGTAGGACGAAGTAAAGCTTAAGATAATGGACATCACTTGGTATCTGATTATTGGTATCGTATGCCTGACAATGGGCATCTGGATGGGTAGAAACTGGGATAATTTAACCAGTGAAGAATAGTGATAAAGGCCTTTTAAAGGTAAAAAAATAAAAAGGTAAAAAGAGCATTCTTACTGATAGGTCTTTTTGCTGATTTTTAACTGATATATAACAATGGAATATTACGGCAATACCCTTTGCATATCTGCTCCAGAGCTATATGAGAGTGGGATAATGACCCAGTCGAATTATAAGGCTATGGCAGCAAGAAACCGCATTAATGTGGTGCGTCGAGGCGGTGGCGCAAGCGGCTGCACGGCACTTATTGCCGTAGATAGCTTGCCTACCAAATACCGCAAGGCTGTGGAGATAGAATTTCCCGGTGGTCCAGAAGTAAGGTTGCGAGGCTGGATTACTTCGAACTATGAGGTGGACCAACATGCGATGTGTTTTTTTCAGAGTCGCCAGCAAACAGGCTTGGATCTATCGGCAGAGAAGATTCAAGAGTATGTAGTGAATGCTTCTGTGCTGAACACCTGTATAAAGCTTTATGAACGAGCTTCGGCTTATCGCAAATTGATGGGTGAGCGCTATGACTGGGAAATGATGGCAAGCACGATTAAGGTATTGAAGGACACATATCATCATACTTTACCCGAATCGACATTGAGATTTAGGAAGAAGGTGAATGAGTATAAGGCAGGTGGTTATGGCGTTCTTATTAGCGGTAAGTTTGGCAATCAGAACACCAGAAAGGTGGACGTGAAGACCGAGAAACTTGTGTTGGGTTTACAATGTTTGCCAAACAAGCCATTTAACTCGCAAGTTAAAGATTTGTATGATGCATTTGTTACAGGCGAACTTGATGTGTATGATGTACAGACAGGAGAGCTGTTTGATCCAGACGAGTTTTGCGATAAGGATGGTAATCCGAAGAGCTTGAGCGAGACGACGATTAGGAATATTCTGAATAAGCCGAAGAATAGACTTATATGGGATAAGAGTCAATTGAGTTGGAGTGCATTTATGCATGAGAGTATGCCTCATATGCATCGACATTCGGGCGAGTATTCTCTAAGTCAGATTACGATGGACGATGTGGACTTGACTCGCAAACTGAAGGATACGAAGTTGAGGGTGAAAGCCTACTATGCTTATGACTCTGTGAGCCAGTGTGTGATAGGTGCAAGCTACTCGAGAGATAAGGATCAGAACCTGGTGAAGGAATGCTTTAGAGATATGTTTAGGTTGATAGCTAAGCATGGTTGGGGTATTCCTGCAGGAATAGAAGTAGAGAATCACTTGATGTCGGAATATAAGTATACATTACTTCAAGAAGGAACTGTATTTAGTCATGTGCGCTTTTGTGCGCCTCTTAACTCTCAAGAGAAACAAGCAGAGAATATCAATGGTGCGAAGAAACGGCGTATTATCCACAGAAACCATGTAGGAATTGGAAGATTCTATGGTAAGTGGAAATACAGAGTGGAATCGAAGAAGATAAGCGATGCTGGCAATGATACTTGGGAAGAGAAGCAGTATTTCAGTTTTGAAGAGTTGGTGGCCGATGACCGACGTGACAACTGGGAATGGAACCATACGCTACACCCTAACCAGAAGAAATATCCGAATATGACGCGATGGGATGTTTTGATGGAGAATATCAATCCAAATTTGCGTGCTTTTGATTCTATTACGCTGGCTCGCTATATTGGTGAGAAGGTTGAGACCTCCGTAAGGCGTAATTCTACAGTTAGGGTGGCATATGAAGACTGGTGGCTGAGCCATCCGAGCGTGTTGGAGAAGTTAGCTCCTAATAATTATAAGGTTACGGCTTATTATTTGCCAGACGATGACGGTAAACCTCAGAAAGTGTATATATTCCAAGGAGACAGATATATCGACACTGTAGAACGTGTGGAGACTTACAACCGAGTGATGGCAGAACAGACAGATGAAGATAAGAAGAAATTCTATCATCAGCAGAAGAAGGTGAGAGAATTTATGGCTTATACGGAAGATAATATGATTCCGAAGATAGGCGTGCAGGACGCACTGCCAGATGTGGATATTAGCGATGGCGTAGTAACGCCAACGCACAAGAATGGCGATGGCGTAGAAATGCCAACACACAAGAATGGCGATGGCATAGAAACGCCAACTCGTAAGGAGATTGCCGACGATGAAATGTACGACTTTGGAATGGATGATGATGCCTTGGCCTTAGCAATGGCTTTTGATCAAGCCTAATGTAGCTATAACGATTTTAGAATAGACTTATAACAAACTTATAACACTAACGAATATGATAACAACAGAGCAAAAGAGAAAGATCTTAGCAGCGATTAGTCAGAATCGCGCCAATTACCCATCCGACGCCAAGCATGCAACGTCGCTTGGCATGTCGACTTCGGTATATAGCATGTTGAAACAGGGAGCTATGGAGAAGGCCCTATCGGATGCGAACTGGGTTCGTATAGCTCGACGCTTGGGTGTGAATCTTCGCCACGAGATAGAATGGAAGGCTGCTAAGACATTTACCTTCCAGTTTATTCAAAAGCAGTTGGAACTTGCTCAGCTATCCTCCTTGAGTATGATTCTCTGCGACGAGCCGAATATAGGCAAGACCTATTCGGCTAAGTATTACATAGGCTGCCATGAGAATGCGATATATATAGACTGTTCACAGGTAAAAACTAAGCGCAGATTGATCCGCAAGATAGCGACAGAGTTTGGTACTGATAGTAAAGGTACGTATAGCGATGTGTATGAAGACCTTGTTTATTATCTTAGAACTTTGGATAATCCTCTGATTATACTTGACGAGGCTGGCGATTTGCAGTATGAGGCTTTTTTGGAGTTGAAAGCTTTGTGGAATGCTACGGAGCATTGCTGCGGATGGTATATGATGGGAGCAGACGGCTTGAAGGAGAAAATAAATCGTAGCATAGATTGCAAGAAAGTTGGTTATACAGAGATGTTGAGTCGCTACGGAGGTCGATTTTCGAAGGTGACCCCAGACGATGGCAAGGAACGTGAAGCCTTCTTGATGCGTCAAGCTGTAATAGTAGCCAAGGTCAATGCTCCAGCAGAGGCAGATGTTTCAGATATTGTAAGGCGCACGAATGGTGGTTTGAGGCGCGTGTATACCGAGATTGAGAAGTTGAAGATTGCTGCAGAAGGCGTAACCGAAGCTTCAAAGGAGGCTGATCATGGTTAAGCGTGCTTATAGTCCGCGCGAGATATTAAAGATGACTTATAAGCCGATACCCTGGGAGGGCGAATGGTCACGTTGCTTCGGTCAACCCGATATGTATGACACCTGGTTTATATCTGGTCCGTCGGCAGGTGGTAAGAGCTCGTTTGTTATGCAGCTTACAAAGAAGCTATGTGAATATGGTGTGGTGCTGTACTGTTCTTATGAAGAGAAAGTAAGCATGAGCTTTAAGGAACGTATAGCTCGGTACCATATGGAAGAAGAGCAAGGGCGGTTTAGAGTTTGCGTGGATTCGGACATTGAGAACCTGAAGAAGATGCTAAAGCAACGTAAAGGTCCAAGGTTTATAATTGTAGACTCCTTCCAGTATTCTCATTGGGAATATAGAGAAGTAGAAGCTTTGGTTGAGGAGTTTCCGAAGAAGAGCTTTATCTTCATTTCTCAAGAGGCGAAGAGCCAACCTTTGGGTAAACCTGCTGTGAGGCTCAAATATATGGCAGGTGTAAAAGTAAGAGTTGTAGGCTACGAGGCTATATGTCAAGGTCGCTTTATAGGCGAAGCCGGTGCGACTTTTAGAGTTTGGGAAGATGGCTTGATACAAGCGAGTAATAATTTATAATATAGTAAATATATGGATGAATTGATAGAAGATATTGTTGCTTATGCCGAGAAGAAGATACGCGGGTATAGCTATTCAGAGCAGTCGACGCTTTATGATGAACTCGGAGGCAAATTCGACGAAATGAGTGCCGAAGCTCTGAAGAATGATTATTATTATGGTTCAGACGATTATGAACATGATGTATAATATAATTGAAATAGACGATATGAAAAAGATAATAAAAACGATTAGTACATGGCTGAAGAATACTCGAGCAGAGTTTCTACGACGCCAGGTGTTGAAACATACGAAGGAGGTGAAACGAGAAGCTACGCATCGATTGCAAATTAGGGAGTTTGACGGCGGTTTGTATCTGTGTATAGATGATATACCGTTGCTGAAGGAGATTGAGGTGAGAGAGGCGTTGCCTAATGCTTTACTTGCAGCTCGTCGACACTATAAAGAATATAAGCAGAGTGTATGGAGCGATGGCGTAGTAACGCCTGCGCACGAGGAGATTGATGAGAACTGCTGAGCGACGGCAAATATGCCGTCGAAGTGAGCAAATAATGATGATGATGATAGAATGAGGTTGGTTAGTGAATGAATAATAGATAAGATTATGGCACAAGAAGTGACGAACTTTGCTAGGTTTTACGGTATCCTGAAGAAGAGCTACAGTTTTGCTACTAAGGAGTTGGGCGAAGAATTCAAGGAAGGTTTGGTGAGCCAGTTTACTAATGGCCGGACGACTTCGCTTAGAGATATGAGCCGTAAGGAATATGTGGAGATGTGTGATAAGTTAGAGGGTAAAACTGAAAAATTGCTACGCACAGCTCGAGACGAACAACGAATATTTCGTAGTAGATGTTTAAACTTGATGCAGCGCTTGGGTATGGACACAACAGATTGGGCACGAGTCAACGCTTTTTGCCAACATCCACGGATTGCGGGTAAAGAGTTTGCTGCTCTTGGTATAGAAGAGCTGCAGCAGCTAAGTGTAAAATTGAGAGCTATATCAAGGAAAGGTGGTTTGAATGCCACGGATAGAGTGAAGTCTAAAAATACAAATCATATTAAATTAAAAATTATTGATAATGGAACAGAAAATGAAGAATCAGAAGAAGGAACAGCCAGCACATGCAGGCTCCCCAGTTGACATTAGTCAGCTCACAGATGCTCAAAAAGCAGAGCTGCTGGCACAGTTGAATGCAGAGGCAAAGAATGACCGCATCAGCAAGCGTGACGCTTATGAAGGTTTGCGTGGCGAGTTTATGCATAAGGCAGAAGAGTCGCTTATGCGAGTAACCTCCGACGTGAAGGGCTTCAAGGTGTGGTTGGAGCAAGAAGTTGGCGCATTTGTGAAGTTAATGCGAGATTACGGTCAAGTGAAGACTGAGGATCAGAAGAACTTCACAATTACAGATGGCGACTTTCGTTTGCAGATTAGCTGCAATAGAGTTAAGGGATTTGATGAGCGTGCAGACTTAGCGGCAGAGCGCCTGGTGAGCTATCTGAAGAACTATATGGAGCAGAGCGAGAAAGGAATTGATGATCCTATGTATCAACTGGCGATGACTTTATTGGAACGCAACCAGGCAGGCGACCTTGACTATAAGAGCATTAGTAAGCTCTATGAGTTGGAAGATAAATTCAACGATGCAGAGTATGCTGATATTATGCTGCTTTTCAAGGAGTCGAATGTGGTACAGAAGAATGCAACGAATTACTACTTCTGGAAGCGTAATAAGGAGACAGGCGTATGGAGTCGTATAGAGCCAAGTTTTTGCCGTCTGTGATATAGATATTTAGTTGTTATAATGTTTTAAGTTGAAAGAAAGGAACAGCCCTCTATGAGGAATGTAAAAGGGAGAAAGACGCGCGGATTGAGTTATCAGAAGCGAGTGACGGAAATCAACCGTATTTACGATCATTATGCAAAGTTAGGAGTACCAAATAGGGAGATTTGGCGTCGCTACGTGTATCCTGCATACGCTATCTCGGAACGTCAGTTTTACAATATCTTGAATGCGAGTGCAGATCCTCGTAACGAGATTTCCGTTGACGAGGAGCTGTTCCTGGATTTCTCAAGCAAGGACTGTTATGGTGGCAAGAGAGAAAGAACTGAAGACAGTATTAATGCGAATACTGAGGGATATTCGGGTGGGCATTGGCGATGAGTTTGATAAGAACTTTGAACGTCAGAGTTTTTTTACTCAAGCTTGGTCTCGTAGGCGGAGTCCTATTCGTCCAGGTGGTCATCTGTTAGTAGATTCTGGTGCGCTAAGAAGAAGTGTGAGTAGTAGGAGTGATGGTAATAGTGTCACGTTCTATAGCGACCTTCCTTATGCTTCGATTCATAATGATGGTGGTAATATAAAGGTGACGGCAAGAATGAAGCGATATTTTTGGGCACGATATTATGAAGCTCAAGGCGGTTTTGGCAGGAAGAGAAATGGCGAGCTTCGCAATAATAAAAAGAATCGCCAGCTTGGAAGTGAGGCGGAGTTTTGGAAGGCTCTGGCTCTGATGAAGGAAGGAAAAGTGATAAAAATACCGAAGCGTCAGTTTATCGGGATGAGCCCAGAGGTAGAACGTGAGGTAAGGGAAATCATAGAAGATAACCTTACTGATTATTTTGAGCGTATGGATTTAAAAAAATAAAAGATATGGACCCAAGAGAAAAATTGTATAATGATATTAAGGCTGCAATAGAAGAAAGAGTTGGTGAGATTCAGCATATCGACTTATGGAATGAGAATGTAGCTTTTGTAGATGAGGATAGTGAATGGTTGCGTCCTGCAGTATTTGTTGAGTTTGGTACGATTAGCTGGGAGCCAATGAAACACACAGACTATGGTAAGTATATGCGAGGTAGCGGTATCATAAAGCTGCATTTGGTGACAGACTGGAATGATGAAGCTTATCATGCTTCATTTGAGCTTGGTGAATCTATTTGGGAGGCTTTGTCTGCGATTGAGTCGTGTTCGGATTACCAAGTAAGTTATCCTTTTGCTACGGATACGAACCACAGCCATATGGAGTTGTTAGAGAATATAGATACCTTTAAAGTAAAATACCTAAAAGTGTGGTAGGTTGTTTTATAAAAAATATGGTTGCGCCATGGTGCAACCATATTTTTTTTGGTAAGAGTAATTTTCTTTCTCATTTTCTTGTGGGGTTAAAAATATTGTTGTATATTTGCGGCAAAGGATAGGCTTCTGATTCCTAATGGGGGTATATGAACCTCGCTGGACAGTTGTTTATCCTTTTCTTATTGCTACATATAGCGTTTCCGATTTATTTTTGAACACTTCTGTTTTTAGTTTCCACAACTCATCACCTATTGTAACCTCATACACGTTGTATCCAGTAACGCCACGGTGTATTTTCTTTTGGATATTGGCAATGTCTTTCGGGTCAGTCATGTTTTTAACCTCCCCAAGTGGACTATGACGTATGAATATCATTTGTGAAGCATAATCCTTGAATGTTTCAAACATTTCAACCTCCTCGACCGTATAGGCATGGGCAATACCTCGTTTGAATGATTTCTTCGTCTGATAGAACTGCCCTGTCTGTAAGTTTGCACATTCCTTGCTGTCAATGGCTGTAACAGAGTTTGTAACTTCTTTCTTGTAGTTGCGGAAACCATCGCTATATTTGTGCTCCAAACAAGCACGTAAATATTTACACGTAGCACACAAGTTATTTTCTGGAACAAACTTCGCCAACTTGATATTCCCTTTCGCCACATCGCAGTCATTACACCGCTTGATGGTGTAAGGGTTGTAGTCGGGCATGGTTTTTCCCTGCTTACCACTGTTGAAGCGGAAGATGTTGTATTTTTGTCCGTTCATGGCTTCCTCTCCCCTGTTCATAGCTTCAGAGTGCTCAGTAGCTGTGTACTTCTGTTTACGTACTTGTATAACATTGCATCGGCAGTTCCATCCATTGGGTGGATAGTATGTATCCCAAAAGGAATCGCTTGGAGGAAGCGTTACCCCATCGAGAGCAGCATGTTCTGGACGTACTTTGTCATCCTTGGCGGTACGGTACTGCAAGTAGTACTGATCGCCATCCTCGCTGAACTGCTCCCACTTTGCAGCCATGGTGGCAGAAGCCTGTACGAAGTTGTATTCTGCATGCAGATAGTTGGCGTTGTAGGTGTCGTTGATCTTCTGAACGTCATTCAAAAAGCGTTCGAACGTCTTTTTATTACCATTCTCATCGAGCATGGAAGGAAAAGCCTCGTTGAGCTCGTGGAATGTCTTGATACCAGAGAAGATGTAGTTGGAACGAGTAAGACGCTCGCGCATCTTGTCGCTCATCTCTACTTTCTGAAAACCAGCGTCAAGGACACCCGCATGGGTGGTGATGAATTCCTGCGCCTCGTTGCTTGCCAGGATATTGATATCGAGCTGCGCTCCCTTCTGGCGGAAGAGACCCTTCATCATCTTATTGAACTTGCCAGTGAGTTTCGATTTAATCTCCTGCCACTGCTTATCGCCCATGAGCAGAATGGCATCGGGTACGTCCATGCCCTTCGTTATCTCCTTGTATCTCGAGTGTAGCCCCTTATAATCTTCGGGGCTTAATCGAAAAAATTCTTTTGCTCTTTGGAATCGTTATTGTTTGTAGCTTCGCTTCCGAAGAGTGACGGCTGTTGTATACGATTTCCAACAGGAATATTGTACTTGTCAGCGAAATACTTGCCATCGACCTCGTATCTATCAGAAATCATCTTTTCGTACTCCATCTGCTGTTCAGGCGTATAGTTTACACTCTCGTCCCATGCAAAATGGAAACCCTGGAGTGGGAATCCATGTTGTATCATTCGTGGGAAGAGTTGATTGTTTACTGTGTTGGCGAGCAGTTTTGCATCGCTTTCTACGAGGTTTTCGAAAACTTTGAGGTGTGTTTGACTTTGGGAGAGGCTGCTACCGTCTTCGATAGTCATGGTTTGTCCGATGATGAGTTTAGATATCTCGCTATTGGCTCTATCAACTCGTTTGTCGTAGACATTGTAGGCATCGCTCTTGGCACTCTCTACGATTTGTAGGTCGGTGCCCGTTGGTAATACAGCATATCCTGCCATTCCCATTCGCTCCATCATGTCGCTAATACGATCTATCTCTTTCTGATCTCTTGAGCTAGTGGTGGCAGTTCTTAGAGGCATGCCGAAGATTTCGCTAAATACATCCCATGCTGCAAGTACGTTTTTCTTAGGAATGCAATGTAGTGAGGCTTTGAGGAAGAGTCCGAGGTCGTCAGGTCTGCCTACCTCAATAAGGTTGCCTTGCCATTGAGGCTCGTGGTAGTCGATACCAGTAGTCCAATCTTGTCCAAGGTCTGTGATGACTCGGTGGTGTTCTGGAATGACATACTTTCTGTCTATGAGTTGTACACCATTATATGATAGACATCCATCTCCATCTGTTCCGAGGTCTCCAAGTTCGATTAGTGAATGCCCCCAATATGGAGTTGTGAGAACCAATCGGCAGAATTCGTCAAACCACTCCTGTTGTAATATATGTTTAAGAGAGCTATTTGGAGTTCCATTCTTATCTTCTATTTTGAATGAACGAGCCATGACGAATCCTCTTCGCTGGTCGATACATCCAGAGAGGTGTGCGTCGATTTCTGTGTCGCGATAGATATCATATAAAGCCTGTCGGTTAGGGCTTTCGATGCTGATGGCAAGTTGCCATGCTCTGCGCCACTTTTGGATATCACCTTTAGTGAGAGCCTCTGTGGTGCGTTGAAGTTTGGCAAGAATGCTTTCTACCTGACGACGGTTGTTCTTACCGACAAGTTCGATATCTTGGAATTTAGTGTGCCATAATTGCGGTTTTCCGAGTAGTGCTCTGAAAGCATCTTCCACGCGGTCTTTCGCTCTATCTATGTTTAGTCGTGCCATATTTTTTTAGTGTTTAATGTTTAGTGTTTATTTGGGGGGGTGTGCTGTGATGAGCAGCAGCAAATATGCTGCTGAAATGAAAAAATATAAGGCTATGAGAGCTGCAGGCTTTACCAGGTGTGGCGGTCGGGACCGTTGCCATATGCGAGTACGCCACCTTGAGATTGTTCGTTGCCTATTTCGTCAGTGAGAATAGGTAAGTCAGGAACTATTTTGCCAGCTTGAACCCCCTCGAGCCATTTTATAGCTCTTTCGTATCTCTCTTGCCTGGTTTCGTAGCCCATTCGGTTAGGGAGTGATGCCGTCATATTATATAGAGCGATATCTGCTGTATACATAACGATTTGTCTGTTTCGCAGATTTCCCTCCATGGCAAAGATTTTTTCGGTGTCGTATTTAGGTCGCAGATATCCGGCAACTTCCTCTTGCGCTTCTGCGATGGCGTTATCTATATTATCCTGACTAGCGCCTGTAATGGCCTTGAGTGAAGCTTCACTGCTGACGACCTTGAAGTCTTCTTTTGTTATAAAATTCATATTACCATGTATTTTTAGATTTCATTCTGTTTACTATTCGAGGTACGAAGTTTGCTATTCGTCCTTGTTTCTGAAGGGTATATATGGCTCCTTCGTCGGCATCAGGCGCATCGTCGTGTGCACGGCTTCCATGTTCTAGAGACAGTGTTTGGTCGATACCTACCTGCATATCTTCAGATTCCTTGAGGGCTTCGTTGTAGAAAACGACGCCTCTCTCCCATAGAGGAGCGATAGATTCGATACGCTGCAGTTTGTCTGGCTTCTTTCTATTATCGGCAGTAATGGGCAGTTGGTAGCCTCGCAGGTCGCCTTCAGCAGCAAATTCATCGAGCGCAGTATCCTGCATGAGGTTTGCTTCCATGAGGAACTGAATGCTGGCACCCTCTTCCAAGCTTCGTTCGTAGAGATTATAGAGCCATCTTACCATGGCACCAGTGGTATCCTGACGCACGAAGCAGTCTATGAGGTGGAGTTCCTTACCAATACTTCCCCAAAGACGGCATGCCTTGTAGTCGTTCTCGGTAGTGGACTTCCACGACGGGTCGGTATAACAGACGAGTGCATCATACTTCGAGAGTCTGGGCATACGCTTGTACTTGATCCATTCGTGGCGGAAGATAGTTCCATCCTTAATAGGGTTGTGCATCATCTCCTTATTCCAATCGCGGTAGCCAACGAATTCTCGATAAGCGTCCACCTCCTCGCGTGTCCATTTTTCTTGCCATACAGGGTTGCCGTCTTTATCGACAGCATAGATCTTAGACAGGAATACCCCTTTAGTATGAGCAATATTGAATAGTACCGAATTTTTAGCTATTAGATTGGCCACCATAATGAAACGACCACGTCCGACATCAAGTGAGCCGAAGAGTGCCGATTTGACCCACGAAGTGAGTTCTCGAACACGCTTTTCGTTTTTGCATAGCTCATCGTCGTCAAGGTCGTCGATAACGATATAGTCAGGTCGTGCCTCACGATCACGAAGACCACGCGGGCTTTGTCCACGACCACATGCGAGAAACTTGACACCGCATTGTGCCTTGAATTCGCCATCAGTCCAATCTCCGGCAGATGGTTTCTGTTGTCCGAAGTCACGTTTTAATCGGTCATTATATTCGAGTTCTGCCTGTATGTCTCCAAGCAATCTGCATGCAGCCTCTTCGCTCTTGCCGACAATGACCATAAAATTGATGAGTCTTTGTGGCTGGAACATAAGCCATAGCGGTAAGAATACATCGAGATGTGTGCTCTTGGCATGACCTCGTGGCCACATGAATACCGCTTTGAGGTTAGGTGTGGTTTTTACCTTGCGAGCAGCCTGGTTGTGGAATGGAGCATTGTGTATGGTACGTATGACCTTTCCTGTAGTTTTATCCTTGAGCTGTAGAAAATGCGGAAAATAGTATTCGCAGAAAGCTGCATAGTTATTTTGAAGTCGGCGAATGCGCTCCTCTCTCTCCCTCTTGGTTTCTGCAGCCATGATAGAGGTATCTGTAAGAGCTTTGATTTGCTTACAGTGCTCTTTCCATGCCTCGATTGCTTGTTTTTTTTCTGATAGTGTTGGCATGATATGAAATTAGTATTATTATAAATTGCAGGAGAATCCGTTCTGCATTTTTTCAGAAATGAATAAGTCCTGATAATAGTTGAAAGTCTTGAGTAATTCCGGTGTGATGTTGTGGTCATTCTGTGCTCGGTATTGCATCCATTTAGAGAAAGCCATGAATACCTCAATAGCATCGACCACATTAGCCTTTTTGTCGAGTTTTTCAATGACTGCCGAAAGCTTAGCTAACCGGTCGCCTAATCCAGCTATGAGCTGCGGATCTTCAGAACTGTTGACTTGTGTTATTAAGGTGTCAATGGTGAGGAGCAATTTGTTGACAAGTTCAGGTCGTGTGACACTTATGGCAGCGCGCTGCTCTTTCCATCCTTCGCTATTTACCCATTTTGAGATTGTCTGACGACTTATTTCTACTTGCTCTGCTATCTCTGCCTGTTCTTTGCCTGCCATATAAAGTGTTCTTGCGAGGCTCTTTTTACGTTCTAACTCTGTTTTGTTCATATTGATATATTAATTAGTGATAATGCAAAGGTGAGACAATTTTCGTACAGAATCAAAAATGTATGAAATGGTTGCATAGATGTGTGCAATGATTGCACACTTTTTTGGAGTTGTGATAATTAACCTGTAATATTGCAAGAAAATTCAGGACGACGGTAAATATGCTGTTGAAGTGAATAAATAAGTATAAAGATATGAATTAAAGATGGGTAAACGAGTAAGAATTAGTAACGAGAGTGTGAATTGCTACGGCACACGTATACTGACTAGTGGTATAGATATTAGCCAATATATACGCAATCCTGTACTATTATATATGCACGAACGCGGGAAGGTGATAGGCTATGTGAAAGACATCAAGATAGAAGGTCAGGATGTGACTGGTGAATTGGTGTTTGACGAAGTCTCAGAATTGTCGAAACAATTAAAGAAGCAATGGGAGTTCGGCAGTGTGAAGATGGTTAGTGCCAACTTTCAGATATTGTCGACAAGCGATGATAAACAACTTCTAATAGAAGGTCAGGAACGTCCGACTGTAACAAGATGTAAGCTTGTTGAGGTAAGTGTGGTTGATATAGGCGGTAACGACGATGCAATAGTTCTTAGCCACGAAGGAGAAACTATTTCACTTTCAGGACAGAACTCTATAGATGGAGTTCTCCCTTTAATAAATAATAAAGAACCGATTAAAAAAAAGAAGATGGAATTAAAAGAATTAGCGATTAAGTTGGGTCTAAATGAGACTGCAACGGAAGAAGAGGTAAACTCAAAGATTGTATCTCTGTCAGCGACAGCAAACAAGGTGAATGAACTTGAGGCGCAGGTGAGCACCCTGTTAGCAGAGAAGAAGAATGTAGAGTTAGCTGCTGTTACAACTGCAGTTTCGACGGCAATTAGCGAAAAGCGATTGCCGGCAAATATGAAGGCTCATTTCGTGGAGCTCGGTCAGAAGATTGGCTTGGAGCAGCTGAATGTTACTTTGTCGGCCATGCAGCCACAAGGCAAGATCTCTACAACATTGCATCGCAGTGAGAATGGGCAGATTGTTTCAGAACCTGCAGATTTCTCGAAGTATGAGAAACTGAGTTGCGTTCCATCCAACCTTATGATGGATTTGCACGATAATCACCGAGATGAGTTCGTGAGACTCTATAAGGCCGAATACGGATTCGAGCCAGAGGCTTAGTGATGCTGGCGTAGAAACACCAACTAAAAGGATAAAAAAAGAAAAAGATGAAAACGAATATGAGAAAGGTTATTTTAGGATTGCTATTTAATTGTATCATGGGTGCAATAATAGCCAGTTTTTTAGGTTTTGACGCTCTTATGGGCGCAGCTGTTGCAAATATGTTGGCTATAGCCGTTGGTCAGTTTGTACCTAAAGGTGTAGCTTGCGACGGTGTTCTTACAGAGGTATGGACAGGAGAGTTGATTAGAGCTCTACGAGCAAACCTCGAAGCGTCATGGTTGAATGGTGTGCCAGACCAGAGTTCGGTGGTGGATAATGACGTTATCCATATGGTGGATGTTGGCGCAGATCCTCAAGTATTAGTTAATAACACGACATATCCAATAGATGTGCAAGAACTTGAAGATGGTGACAAGACATTCTCACTGGATAAATTTCAGACCAAGGTTGTGCCAGTGACCGATGACGAGCTATATGCACGAAGTTATGACAAGATGGCTCGCGTGAAGGAGAGCTGTGCAAATGCTCTTAACGATACGAAGTATGCCAAGGCTGCTCACGCTTTGTGTGCGAAAAAGTCGACAGAAACGACCCCTGTTCTTGTTACTACAGGCGCAGTAGACCCTGTTACAAAGCGTGTCAAACTCTGTTTGCTGGATGTAGTTAATTTGAAGCGAGTGCTAGACAATCTTGGCGTTCCTTCTACACAGCGCAGATTGGTATTGTGCCCAGACCATGTGAACGACCTCTTGGAGTCAGAGCAGAGCTTCCGCGAGATGTATAACATTAATCGCAGTGATGGTACAATAGGCAAACTGTATGGTTTTGAGGTGTATGAGTACGGTGGAAACCCAACTTATAGCAGTACAGGAGAGAAGAATGCTTTGGGTGCAGTGCCAAAGGCTGGCGAATTCCAGTGTTCATTTGCTTTCTATGTTCCTCGTGTGTTTAAGGCGACCGGTAGCACAAAGATGTATTACAGTGCAGCCGAGACAGATCCTCAGCAGCAACGCAACTTGGTGTCTTATCGCCATTATTTTATCTGTCTGCCTAAAAAGGAGGATGCTGGTGCAGTTATCTATAGCGGATACAAGAATTCGTAACTAAGGGCGATGGTGTAAAAACGCCACCGCACGAGGAAAGGTAGATATAATAAATAGAAAGATTATTTTAAAGTAACGTTGCTGTAAGCAAATAAAATATAGATTATCAGGCTATGGCAGAGACTATAATGCAGATTCTGATGTGGGCAGTTCCCAGTGGCGGCATAGGTGCTGCCATAGCCTGGGTAGCAAATCGGAAAACAAGAGCGGTTCAAGATGCTAAGGTTGTGCATGACACTTACAAAGGTATGTACGAAGATGTGAGTCGAGAACTGCTTACAATACAGAGGAAATCAGATGAAAATACAAAGGCTATGGAGGCCCTTAAAGATGAGAATGTTCGTACGCGACGTGCTCTCAATCGTCTTAGTCGAGCTATTGAAGCCATTCAGAGTTGCCCTCATCGCGGTTCTTGCCCTGTTAGTAGTGAGCTGTCGCTCGACGAAGCAGATGGAGAGTCAGACGAAGTTCACAGAACGCCACGACAGCGTAAGTCGAAATAATAAAGAACTGTCGATGAGGAAAACTCAAGTGGCTATATGGAAAGAGAGCATTAGCGGCGACACTACGCATCTTAACATTCCTGTGGAGGCTATAGCACGATTGCCAGATGGTGCCAGTTTTGTTAGTAGTCATGGGCGTGCGCATATGAAGGCTTCAGTCAGCCGTAAAAGCAAGGAACCTCAGATAGAGATTGTTGCATCGTGCGATTCTTTGGAGCAGATGTGTATCTGGTATGAGAGTCAATATGATTCGCTGCAGAAGCAAGCAGATTATTTGGGTAAAATGTTGTCTGAAAGCTATTCGAAGGATGTTGAAAAGGCGTTAAAAACTGACAGGATGTATGGAATAGACGACTTGTTGACTTGGTTGACGCTTATAATAGGAGTGATATTAGGATTTACAATAGGATTAAAAAAACAAAACAAGTAAGATTATGGAATATAATGTATTAGACGGAACCGACCTTATACTGAGCGTCGGAGGTAAAGCCCTTGGCTTCAGTACTGGCTGTAAGATAGACACCAGCACAGAAACAGGTGAGCGCGTGACAAAAGAAGCAGCAGCAGGCAAATGGAAGGAAACCTACGTGAAGAGCTTCTCTGAACAGATTACAGCCGATGGCTGCATATTGACAGATGGCGACACGAACGTGCCTACCTACGACCAGCTAAAAGACTTGCAGATGGCAGCTACTCCGATAGAGGCAAGCTATTCTGTGAGAGAAGAAGCCTCTCGCGAGGGCAAGACTGCAGGGCAGTACAAAGGCAAGTATATCATTACTTCGCTATCGCTAGATGCTCAGGCAGGCAACGATGCTAAGTATAGCGTAACGCTTCAGAACTCGGGCAAGGTAGAGAAGGTAGGTGCTGGACTTAAAGGCACTGCGGAATAATGAGCAGCGGCAAATATGCCGCTGAAATGAAAAGATATAAGACTATACGCTGAAATAAAGAATATAAGGGTATATGCTGAAATTAAGAATGTAAGGCTATTGAAAATGAAAGAAATGAGAATATCAGTAGGCGACAAGGAATTACCATGCCGCCTAACCATGGGAGCTATGTTGCTCTTTAAGCGAGAGACTGGTAAAGACCTTAATGAGATACAGGGTGATCTGGAAGCAATGTTGATGTTGTTGTGGAGTTGCGTGAAGAGCACTTGTAGAGCCGAAGGCGTAGACTTTAGCCTGGACTTCGATGCCTTCTGTGACCACGTTACTCCAGACGATCTAAACCGTTGGAACGCAGAGATGGCAGGAGAAGAGGAAGGAAACGCAAAAAAAAAGAAGCCTTAGGTCTATCGGGCGAAGGCGAAAGCACAGGGGGTGGGGTTACGATAGAAAGGCTAATGGGAATAGCGATGGGGTGTATGGGTATGAGTATGGATGACTTTTGCCGATGCACCCCGTCGGAGTTTTACGCCATACACGTTGCTTGGCAAGAGATACGAGATAGCGAAGCTCGAAGCCTGTGGGAACGCACCCGAATGCAATGTCTCTGCATGCTTCAGCCCTACTCGAAGAAGCGTCTGCGGGCGCAAGACGTGATGCAGCTGCCGTGGGATGCTCGGGATAAGCCGCAAGCACATGTAGTGGATGGATTTTCAGGAAAAGCCGAAAGTACAGAGGTACAACGGACATTGAGCCATGATGAACTGATGGCACGGTATAGGGCAGCAAAGGAACGGATGGGGATAGCTTAATCGTTGCCTAATTTGCTGACCAGAATGGCAAGGAACAAAAGTAAGAATATACCCGATAAACCAGAAAATACGATAAAAGATATGACGATGCCTTTAGAATGGCAACCTCCATAAAATGCCTTTAAGCAAAAATAGGCTAAGGCAAAGAATATCAGGGCTAAGATGGCAAAAGCCTTTATGACTTTGTTCTTCATATTTAAGTATATATACGAGTTGTAATTTGCTGCGAATATAAGAAGATTATTTGTAATATCCAAATATAAATATAATGAAATGGGAAAAGAGGTAAGTTTTAATATTCGTCTCGACGATAATGGAACCTTTAAGAAGGTTACGATGAATGCCAAAGAGCTTGGTAATGCGATTCGTAAAGTGGAAGACGAAGCTGAAAAGGCAAAACGTGGCGTACTGACATGGTCGGAGGCATCGCAAGCCATAGATGTGTTTCAAAATACGATAGGTGAGCTTCAGAATATGATATCCGACCTAACGAGTGCCTATCAGGTTCAGCTTGTGGCAGAGACTCAGCTCAACACAATAATGCGTCAACGCATGCATGCTTCAGATGGCGAGATACAAAGCATCAAAGATTTATGCTCGGCTCAGCAACAGCTTGGTGTGGTAGGCGATGAGGTTCAGCTAAGCGGAGCACAGCAGATGGCAACGTTCTTGCAAAACAAGCAGAGCCTTGATGTGTTGATACCCGCCATGAACAACCTGATAGCGCAGCAGGAGGGACTAAATGCCTCGACCAGTGGTGCCGTGAGTATCGGCAACATGATGGGAAAGGCTATGCAGGGACAGGTAGAAGTATTGCAGCGTGTGGGCATTACATTTACGGATGCGCAGAAGCAGGTGCTGCAATTTGGTACGGAGAGCGAGCGCGCTGCGATGTTGGCCCAAGTGATAACCGACAACGTGGGCAACATGAATGCCGAACTTGCCAAGACTGATGGTGGCAAGCAGAAGCAATTGGAGAACAGCTTTGGCGATATAAAAGAGCAACTTGGTGGGTTGGTACAGGGTATAGCTCCTGCGATAACAATGATTTCACAGTTAGTTGTAGCAGGTAGCGGAGTGGTAAAACTGGTCACATCACTATATGCTTCATATAAAGCTGTGTGTACTCTGACGTCATCAACACAACTTTTAACAAGAGCCAAGGTTGGCGCTGTGGCTGTGGGCAGAGTGATGACGGCTGTGATGCGTGGCGAGAGCGTGAGTGCCACTACAGCAGCTGTGGCGACGAGATCGCTGAGCGTGGCTGTTAAGAGTTTGCTCGTCTCTACAGGTGTAGGCATAGCCATCGTAGCCTTGGGTGAGGCGATAAGCTATCTTTCGCAGAGCAGTGCCGAAGCTGCCGACAATGTGCAACAACTTGACGCTGCAGAGCAACAGTCGCAGGCAGCTCGTCGACAGGAAATACAAGACATAGCTCAGGTGCGCACGCAAATGGATATGAGCATTGCGACACTTAAGGCTTTCAAAGGAGGCAAGGGGGAGGAACACGCCCTGGTGCAGAAGATGAATCAAATCTATGGGCAGACCATAGGCTACTATTCGACAGTGGATCAATGGTACACGGCTCTCACCGCCAATTCGGAGGCTTACTGCAATCAGATGATTAATGAAATACGTCTGCGCAACCTTGCCAACAAGGCTGCCGAGCTGCAAGCTAAGCAAAGGGAAATAAAATACAATGACGATGGCTCGCTGAAGCGATATAGTAAGAAAAGGCAGACTCGCACCATTACACACGTAGGTGGCTCTGATCCTAATGCTCCAGATATCACTACTGAGACGATAGAGGTGAAGGGCACAAGCGCACTAGAAAAGGCTAACGCTCAATTAACTACGCTATACAGACAAGAGGTGGCGGTGAAAAAAGAGATGCAGGAGATTATCAATACTGCAGCCAAACCTATCAAGCACACAAAAGGATATAGTTCGACAATGCCTACTTTCTCCTCAGGCAAACCCACAACACAACCTCCTTCACTCACCACCACTACCACCCCTACCACTCCCGACCCACTGGAAGGCTCAATCGACTACTACGAGAAAGAGATAGCCGAACTGCGAAAAAAAATAAGCGCCACTGCCGACGAGGGTGCTGCTGCCATCTTGCAAAAGGAGTTGGAACAGAAGGAGACTGCGCTGAAAGACCTGAAGATACGCATAGGTATAGAGAAACCCGAACCTAAAGAGGCTAAGACTGCTCTGCAACAGCTACAAGACCAGCTGCAGGTGGCACAACAAGATTTCGATAATGCCGTAGACGTAGGGGCTAAGGTGAAGGCACAGGCTAAGGTGGTGGCACTACAACAACAGATAGACGAAGCTACCAACGGCAAACTCACCATCAGTGCCGACGTAGAACCACAGTATATAGAACAAGGCTCAAAAGCCGACAAGCGTCAAAGTTATCAGAACGCTCAGAATCGAGCAAGTCGCATACAGCAAGACTACGAGATAGGACTGATAGGTAAGGATGAAGCTCAGAAGCAGATAGACGAGCTAAACAAGCAGATAGCATCAATGAGCAAGGGGCTAAAGCCTATCGAGATAGATTTGGACACGAAGAGCTTTGATAAGGTATTTGGTGACATCAAAAGTGGTTGGGGGAGCGTGGAGGGCGTTGGTAACGGCATACAGGGCATATCGGATGCTTTAGAAGAGAACGGTGATGCCTGGAAACAGATAACAGGTGTTATCGGCGGCGCTCTGGAAGTGGCGGACGGCATTGCAGGTATAGTGAAGCTGATAGATATGCTTACGTCATCGACAGAGGCTGAGACAGCAGCAACTGCAGTGAATACGGCTATTACTGCATCTAATACAGGCGTGAGTGCTGCGAACACGGCTACGAAGAGTGGCGAGGCTATGGCAAACGCCACGGCGAGCGGAGCGAAGTTGCCATTTCCAGCCAATTTGGTTGCAATAGCTGCAGGCGTTGCAGCCGTGGTTGGTGCATTGGGCATGATAAGTGGCGCATTTGCTGATGGTGGCATAGTGGGCGGCAGTTCCTGGACAGGAGACAAACTTATGGCGCGAGTGAATTCTGGTGAGATGATATTGAATGGAGCTCAACAGTCTCGCCTGTTTGCCATTGCTAATGGCGCAACAGTGTATGGTGCGGCATCTGGAGTAGGCAGAGGTTTGGTGGAAGGTGTGAAGGTAGGCCCTGAGATTGAGCGTTTGCGAGCGGTGGTTGTTAAGGATGAGAATAGATTAGGTGGTATAAGTCTTCGTTTGCGTGGTAGCGACTTGGTTGGTGTGATAGCTAACGAAACTCGTGGAAACCGCAGGCGTAGCAATATTAGAATATAATTCGAATGAGATACTAACGATATTAAAATTATGTATATACACGGACATTTTTACAACCGTAACGAGGAGAAGATAGAGGTTTTTATCGTTACGAATGGTGATAGGAGTAAGGAGTTGTTGATAGGAAATGACTCTCGTAGTGATTTGTTTTTTAGCGCGGATAGTGTGGAGCTCAAGGATGAGTCGACAGATACTTTTGACCATTTACTTAAGAACCAGGCAAGGATAACGCTACTATGTAGGAATTATATTGGCGAATTGTTTACGAAGAATTGTAAGGATGCGGTAGTGAATATATATCGTGGCGAAAAGTGTTTGTTTGCGGGCTTTATTGAACCGCAGACTTACTCTCAAGGATATAATGAAGAGTATGACGAACTGGAACTGACTTGTGTAGACGCTCTATGTGCGCTTGAGTATGGTAAATATAAGAAAATAGGTTATGGAGAGATGACGTATGGTAGGGCTGTTGGCGAGGCTTGCCAGCGTAGCTTCGGAGAGGTGATGGATGAGATATTGACGGATGTTACGAGAGAAATAGATATTGTAGGTGGCGGAAGTGTTAGATTGATGTATGATGGTAGTAAGGCTTTGACAGGAAAAGAGGAGGCGAAGTATTCGATATTGAATGATATAAGCATTAATGAATTGCTATTTATGGGCGATAGCGAGGATGATGTGTGGACAGAGGAGGAGGTAGTGGTCGAGATGTTGAAATATCTGAACTTACATATGGTGCAGGATGGCTTGACGTTTTGGCTATTTGACTGGGAGACCATGGTTCACGGACTTCGGCGTGAGTTTAGGCAGATATGGAAAGGTAGCGATGGTGTAGAAACATCAACGCACGAGGAGAAATGTGGCGATGTGGTAAGGATAAGCAATGAGAATGTTGCAGACTGTGATACTTCGATTAGTGTCGGTGAAGTGTGGAACGAGATGCGTTTAAAATGTGATGTAAAGAGTATATCGAGCGTAATAGAGAGTCCGCTAGATGAGGAGTTGCTTAGAAGCCCGTTTATAAACAAACAGAAGTATATGACAGAATATAGTTCGGATGGTGAAGGCGAGAAAGCTTTGGCGGGGTTTGTGGGTATGATTTTTAATCCTGAGCATGTAACGTATGGTGCAGCAACGATGACAGACTGGTATGTGTGGGTGATGAGTAATAAGGCTTGGCGCTTTAGAAATAAGAGGTCGGAAGATTTGATGGCGGAGTTTTGTGTTGGCGGTGTACACCAGGAACGTTTGCTTAATGCTTCTGCTGCGGAAGCTATGGCTATGGTTCTGAAAATGGGTAAGATTGAGACTAAATGGCCAATTACAGATAATTCGCCAAAACGAGCTACAATGAAGACGTGTATGGTGATAAGTGTGAATGGAAATGGTAAAGATAGTGAAAAGGATTGTTATCCGAATGAGACGTCACTATTGGAGAATGCCCCATTGGCGGTGTATGAGGGTCAAACTTCTGGCGGAGTGTATTCGCCTGTGGATGACGTTACGACAAACTATATTGTGATAAGCGGTAAAATTGGGTTGACTCCTTTGTCGCAGATGACTGCAACTTTTAAGGAAGTGATGGAGCAAGATACTTATGACCATTGGCACAAGACGGTACCATCGCGAACGAATGGTGATGGCAGGTATTACACTCAGAAGTATTGGTGTGCCGAATTGCCTACGGATGTGGCAGAATGGGATGATGGAATCAATCAAGGGTTGATACCTCTTACAGACAATGGACCTCAGGAGTATAAGTTTAATTATAGCTATAAGGGTGACGGTGGGGATAAAATTAGTAAAGTGCCCGTGATAGCTTGTATGCTGAGGATAGGCGACAAGGTGTTGGTGGAGGACGAGTCTGAGCCTGCAGGTGCTGTTGAGAAATTGAAGTGGCAGAAATTTAAGGAGCGCCAGGAATGTGAGAGCGATGATGAGTATTATCAACAGTGTTTTACGATAGGGTTTGATCCGAAGATAGGCGACTATCTGATAGGTGGAACTTATGATATTCAGAATAACATAACGGATGCTATGAGTATTGATGCTTCTGGAATGGCTATACCAATTAGGCATAGCGATAAGTTGAGCGGAAGAGTGAGGTTTGAAATCTTAGGTCCTGCCAATTTAATGTGGAACGAGGTGGTAAGGCATCATCCAAGTTTTTGGCGTCATACAAAATGGGAGACGAAGAGTGTGCCACTGATGTCGCATGTGAGCAATATTGTGATAGAAGACTTTGAGATGAAGTTATATAGTGACAATGGACAAATATGTAACTGGGATGAGAATGCAGACTTGGTTTATGTGAGCAATACAGACGAGAAATACGTAAACTGCAAGGATGACATTGAGATGAAGATATCATCGGCTTTAACATCAGATGAATGTAAAGCTCTAAGCGTGAAGAATACTATTGCAATGTCTACTCCATTGGATGTGAGGACAGGTTATGGATTGACATCAATATATAATCAGATACTTGGCTGCGAAGATAAAGCAGAGAAGATGTATGTAGATAGTTATTGGCGCGAGTGTCATGAGCCGCGAGTTGTCATGTTGCAGAACTTTGTTGACAAATCTGACGTGGTAGATAGATTCTCGAGATACGTACATTCGTATATGGGTAAGACATTCTATGTGGTAGGTGTTAGTAGAAATCTGTACGAAGGAACGGCACAATTGAAACTAAAGGAGATATGGCAATGATAGGAGTAAAAATTATAAAGGTAGTAAAAAGCAAGGATGGAAGTTTGTCTGCAGGAACAGGTTTTGCTGTATCATCATATAATGGTGTGGAGCATGCTATGACTGCAGATTATGCGAAAGAAGCATCGAAGTTAAACAAAGAAGTGAAGCTGTGGGGGCAGAAGTTTGATGGCACGACAGATATTAGCGACAATATTTTTGTACCTGGTGATAAGTATATCTCTATTGGCAACATCAAATTGGAATATGACGCAAACAATAAGGCTCTGAAGATTACGAATACTGCGACAGGTGAGATGGCAAATCTATATACAAGTGGCGGTATAACGGCTTATGGTGCTGGTAGCGGAATTGATGGCGGTGGAGGGCTGAATGGTTCGGTGCAGACGTATGCTAATGCTATCAGTTTGACGACTGCAGGCAATGAACTGTCTCAGATAGCCAGTGCTTGGAGTATTAAGAAGCTCTATGACAAGATAGAGGCTATTGATGTTAGCGACCAGCTGACAAATTATCTGCAGAAGACGGATGCTGCCAATTTGTATCAACCAAAGGGGCATTATCTAACTTCGCTTGGAATCAATGTTCCTACAGGTCTTACGGTGTCGGGTTCTCCCGTAACCTCAAGTGGAAATATTACTATTGGGCTGGCTGCAGGCTACTCTATACCGACAACCGCCAAGCAGACCAACTGGGATACGGCATATAGATGGTATACGGCTATAGCAGGCAAGGATTCGGATGGTGCTATCGATAAATGGGACGAGATTGTGGCATTCTTGGCTAAGATCGATGACTCGACGACTCTGGATGGAATAATTGGTGGCATAAACTCTTCGATATCTGCCGAGACATCGAGGGCTAAGGCTGCAGAAGGTACGAATGCTACGGATATAGCTACTCTGCGTAGTTATTTTAATGGTAGTGTGGCGAAGAATGCAAAAAATGCAGATACTTTAGATGGGTATCATGCAGCGAATATTCAGCAGGCAGGTTGGGTAAATCTGTACAGATATGGCACTGACTATAGAGAGATAAAATGGACGAGGATTGGCAGATTTGTTACTAAGGTATCAGATAATGTAGATAACGATGGAATGATAGAATTCTGTTCGAATGGTGATCAGAACTATTGGTATTTTGCTTATGGTACATTGATGCTGTCGTCTTCATCTACGTCGTCAAGATCTCTGATGTTGACAACTCACGGGATGGGTAGCATACATTTCTATGCTACTATCGACGATGATGGGTATATATGGTTGGGACATAATGCTTGGCGCACGGGCAATTCGAAGTTCAGAGTGCTGTGGGCGGGCAAGTATGTTGAAATGTATGATTCTAATCTGCTTATGCAGACTGGAGCTCCTGCAGATAAATATGTGACGGACAATGGAACTTACAAGATGGGGCAAGGCGTTAAGGGTATAAATTATCTGAAGAACGTGAATGCATCATCAGCATCGAAGCTTGAGACAACGAGAAAGCTGTGGGGACAGAATTTTGATGGCACGGCAGATGTTAATGGTAGCATTTTTGTGCCTGGTGATAAGAATATCACTATTGGCAATATCAGATTGGAATATGACGCAAGCCATAAGGCTTTGAAGATTACGAATACTGCGACTGGCGAAATGGCGAATCTGTATGCAACAGGTGGCATTACAGCTTATGGTGCTGGTAGCGGAACAGGAGGCGGAGGTGGAGGGCTTGATGCTGCAGTGAAGCTCTTCTCTGAAGCAATAGCCCTCACGCAAGACTCTCGTGAGTTTGTTGCGTCGGCATATTCTGTTGCAGCTCTTAATAGTAAGATAGCAACATTGCAGACTGATGTTACTACATTGAGGGCTGAGCGTAAATTAGATTGTGGAGATATAGATTTTGGTTTGTCGTCTGACAATTCTTCTATTGATAATTGGCATACTTACCAAGATGTTGCAGAAGGCATGTTTATACTTGTTGACAACAAATATGGTCAAGGGCAAAGCATCGGCGTGTTGTTGCAATATAAAGATAATATGAATCATGCGCTTAACCAGGTTGTGATATCAAGCTGCGAATTGTTGCCCACCGAAGAGAACTTCAGTTCGCATCGAGATGGAATAATGTTCTTTAAGTGTCGCTCATGGAACACTTTAACAGCACCAGGATATGCTGGTGCAAAAAACACATGGAGCGAGTGGCATGATATCAATGAGAGAATTACGGATGACGATATTGATGAACTTTTTAATTAAAAAACTATGACGAAATACTTAGACTTTGAAGGACTTAAGCATTTTAAGAAGAAGATAGACGCTGAATATAAACCTGCATTAAATGGCAAGGCAGACAACGATATTGGAATCTTTACAACAGGTGTTGCTACTCCTGAGTTTCACGTTAATTCTAATAATGCTGATGAAAAAAGTGCTAATGAAGTGCTCGCAACAGGATCGAATGGTACAGCAGATATTCTGATACGACATAGTAATTCTAATGGCGCAGCGTTAGATTTAGTTAGAGCCAACGTAAATGGTATAACTGTTAATTCATACGCTGCATCATCGTCATTACCAGGTGAAAATATTAACGCTAAAGATTGGACACTTACAGGGCGAAAAACTGATATTACTGGTGATTCTATCACTTCGCCTAAGATTGTTAAGGCTGGTGGTACTTCAAGTGAGATTTTGATGGCTGATGGATCAGTAAAAGACTTTGTGTCCATGAGTTCTATTCCACTTACAGGCTCGATTAATCTAACCACAGAGAATGCCGTCACCTTAGCAGCTAAGTATGCCAAGGTGGCTAATAATAGCATCAACTTCTATGTGATAGCAGATAGCCGTGGTAAATTGCCATCATCAGAAACTCGCATAAACGTAAACTCTGGTATTGCATCTCTTGTAGGTGCAGAGGGTGCTAATGTTGGTGATTTGTTCGTTGTCGGCAAACTTAGTCTGAAGCCTGTATATAAGATAATTCCTCTTAATGATGCTAAGGCAGAGAACTCTACCTATAAAGGCACACAGGGTGTGGTTACTCCTTGGGATAAGCAGCAGATTAACAAGGTAGCTTCTATCGAATCTACTGCTAATGCTGCAAAGAATAATATGCCAACATATGGCGAAAGCAATATGAATAATGCCCTAAGGACTGGAATGTATCCATGGTGTACTCTTGGCAGACCGTCAGGCTCGCAAGGAGCTTATACCTGTGTAGTACTAGCATCAACGACGGCAGATAGCAATGGTTATACAACTGTGGAGCAGACTGCTTATGGAAGACAGAATGAAAAAGGCAAAATATATAAGCGCATTATCTTTGTTAAGTCTGGCGTTACAGAATATGGAGACTGGATAGCTATAGGATAAAGGAGGTGAAGAAATGAGTGTAGATAGAGGAATAATCGTAGCTCCCGTCACCATCGATGACGTGAAGCAAGTATTAGGTGAGAGCACTAATGATTTGGCAGCGCTCTGCCGAAGTAGTAATATCAATATGATGAGCAAATATAAGCCTGTGCCATTAAACAAAACTTTCGTGGGGGATTCGCTTAATGCTGATAAAAGAACGTGGACTGCCAAGAGTGGCGCAGGATGGTGGATTGGCAATCCTAATATAGGAGATGGTGTATTCGGTATGAGAATTGTAAGTGATGTGCAGCAAGCCAAAGAACTTGGCAGATGGACATACAATAAGCCTACTGGAACTCCAGAAGCTCCTTATCGTCTGTCAGACTTCATTGGTTATAACAGTAACGAGAACGAAAACAACTTTCCTCTTCGAGCAGTTGTGTACGGATATAGTGAGAACAATGTGGTGTATGATGACAATGTTGTTTGCATATTGTTTCAGGGTGGTGATGACCCTGTTTATCCGAATAACACATTTTCGTTGGGCGATCTGCTGAATATGCTACGTAAGGGACTTGGAGACAATATCTATCCTGCAATCTGTATATACAACGAGACTAAAGGTTGGAAGACGTTCGTGTCTTCAGATGTACCTATGAAGCCTGGAGTTATGAACGATGAGATAACTATCTTCCGTGTAGATTTTAAGCACAAGGGAAAAATATATGAGGGCGAAATACTTGATGGTAATTATTGCGGATATCTAACTGGGTATGAGGTTGGCGATAGGCTGACATTTATTCCGCTCCTTTGCTCGACAACTGGCCACGATTCTACAACCTTCCCTCAATGTATCGTATGCCCTGCAGTAAAGAATACTGTAGAATTCTGTGATGCATATGTTACATTGCCATTGGCAGATAGTGGTAACAAACCTGTTACTACGAAAACCATTGTGGTGAATATTAGCAATCTCAAACTGAGACAGGAGGTAGGACAGATGTTGTACTATGACAACGGTGATAATTCTGCAGGTGTTATTAAATCAGAAAAGCTATTGAAAGTCAGCTTCACACTCTCTACAGATTATCTCACGAATCTTAGGATTAGACTTGTTGGCGAGTCTGATGACGGAGAAGGAACATATCTGAAGACAGATGATGTCAGTATTGGTATTAATAATGTGATCAATTTTGCCATCAACGAGAAAAGCTTCAAGATGAAATCTTACGGCTCGATATCAGATGCACAGAAAGGGGTGAACGCTGATTACAGCTTCGGTATTCCTACACAGATAGCTTATGCAGAGCATGAGAATACTAAATGCCCAGACTGGACAGTTCGAATAGAACTCGAGGCAGACAAAGCCACAGGCGCAGACTCGAATACGCGATACGAATTTAAGTTTGATGGTGAAGGAATTTCGGCAGATGGTGTGATATTAAATGAGAAATATTAAACGAAATATTGCATTAATTGTGCTCAATATTTGCAATAAATTGGCACAAAAATAATAAATGTTAAATCATTATATAATAGTATATGAAAGTAAGTGAGAGATTGATTAATAAGATTAAAGAGTTCGAAGTCTTCTGTAGTAAAGCTTACAAGTGTCCAGCTGGCGTTTGGACTTGTGGATACGGACATACTAAACGAGTTACGCCCAACACATTCTGCAATAAGGCTCAGGCAGAGCACTGGCTTATGGATGATTTGAAACCTATAGAGATATTTCTTTCCGCATCTGAAGAGATTACCAAAACACAAGGGCGGTTTGACGCATGCGCAGACTTCTGTTTTAATCTTGGTATAGCTTCTTTCCAGAAGTCTACGCTCTTTAGACTGATACAACAGAAAGCGCCTTCGAATGATATTAAAAAACAGTTCGAACGGTGGATATACTGTAAAGGGAAACCTCTGGAGGGACTAAAGAAAAGAAGAGCATGGGAGGCTGCAGAATGGGTTAGGTAGCCAAGGATTAACAACGTCTCATTAAGTGTTGACAAAAAGAAAAAGAGTTCCTCTTGTATCACAATACAGGAGGAGCTCTTTTTTATATACGCTTCGTTTTGCAAATAAAACATTTCGTTTTGCGGTGACGAAACATTTCGTTTTGCGGATTATACATTGGTATGCCCTAACATTTTGCTTACGGTATATATGTCTGTACCGTTAGCCAATTGTAACGTTGCATAGGTGTGGCGGAAGCAATGCACAATTTAAGCAAAAGCAACGGAAAGTGAAGATGAGAGAAATGAACTGCAAGTGGTTGAGAATGAGCAATATTTCATAATTCTGCCAATTGGCTGCAAAGCAAAGCCGAGCAGGATATTGAGTTATTTCAGTTACCAAACCGTTAGCGGTCAGTTACCGAAACCAACACTGCTAACGAGGTGAAAAACAAATAGTTTGTCACCAGTGTTTGTTGCACTGTTCTGCACAACTTTCAATGACGGAGAATGCTTACTGATTGATTATTTTTGCAAACTAAAAAAGTAAGCAG